TTAGAAGAATTTGCTGATGCTGCCAATGACTTCAAAGACATTCACGATGCGGGATTTGTCGAACTCCTGTTCATCGTAGCCATCCGTATTGATGGGAATGAAGCGCAGTTTGTCCGGATCCGGCGACCTGCGCAGGATTTTGATGGTACGGATGGTGTCGAGCACCACTGCATAGATTTCGCCATACTGGATGTCGTTGAGTGTGCATTGGCGCAGGGCGATGATGTCGCCATGGTTTATTTTGGGCTCCATGGAGTGGCCGGTGACATTGCACCAGAGGCTGGCTTTTTCGAATCCCCTTATTACGATGTTGGTGGCGGGTATGTTTACCTGAGAGTTGAACACTTCATCGAATCCCCCAATAAAGTCCACGTCGTAGTAAGGTGTGCCGACGGATGGGTTCATAGATGTGGTAGGCATGAACGAAGGATTGGCTTCGTCTATTGTTTTAATGCCGTTCAAATCATCTTTCAACATGCTTCCTGCACCAGTAAGCAACCATCCTGTTGAATATCGGGGATAATTCTCAACTATTATACTAAGCCATTTGGCTTGAATGTCGGTCCCGTTATTGATTGCTCTTGAAAGCACGCCTTTACTTGCGCCAATAGTTCTTTCCATGGCGCCAATAGTTATCCCCTCACTGGAGGCTATTTCTTGTATTCTTGATAAAATATTGCCCATAATTGAAAATTATCCCCGTTTTTATTTCGAGGGTTGAAAATTATCACTATATTTGCAGCGTGTTTAAGATGTAAACAGCGCGCCAAATATACAAAAAAGGCGTGTGATTAGCGAATTTTAAGGATTAAAGTAAATGAAAGCAAAAGTAATTATAGCTCAAGCAACAGCTGAGACCGCCGAAACTCTTTACGGGCTGGTCAAGAAGATGGTGGATACAACAGCAATCAAGGCTTATCCCAGTGTAGATTATCAGGCAGTTTTCTTTTCGGCTGATAGATACGACTTAGACTTTGTAAAAAGAGTATTGGCGGATAAGTGCTTTTCTTTCAAAATTGAAGATGCAGAATAATACAATAAAATAAGTGAGATTATGACACAGCAAGAATTTGAGAAAAGAACCCAATGCGCGGTAAATGCAGAAACATTTGCCATTATAAACCGGCTTTATATGGCCACAGACATGTACAAGGATGAATTCTGCAAGGAGTTTAAAGCGATGGTCGATCCGACGAGCGGGGGAATCCGGAGGTCGCTCCAAGAAATCAGCATTCGCTTAGGGGTGTTGGAGGACAAAAATGCCAACCTGAAGGAATCCATACGGCAACGTAACAGCGACCTTGCCGACTTCCTGATTGGCAAGGCGCATGCGTATGACGATACTGATTTCCGCAAAGAAGCGGTAAGGCTGGCCGGTGAGGTGGAAGTGGTGAAACGGACCATCGAATTGGGGCTTCCGCTTTGGGATGAAGACAGAAAGGTTGTCCTTTCGATGATAGAAGAACAAGGCAAATAGATTGCCGGATAACTGGCAGCCCGGAAAGACGGGCAGGGGCGGCAGGCACGGCCGGAAAGTTGGTAAATCGAAAATGAGAAATCGAAATAAGAAAGCGTAGAAAGCCGCCGGGGTTCGATTCCCCGCGCCCCACGATATTAACCTCTAAATTTTAGTTTTTATGGCAAAGAATTTCAACCAAGGGAGGGCTGAACGCCAGTTCAAGCAGAAGCTTCGCACGATGATAAGCAGTGCGGCCCATACACAGAACATTGCCGACCAGGCTATGGATTTGGCCGGACAGTTCATGACAGAGGATGCGATCAGCAACTCGGATGCCTACCGGGTGATAGAGAATGTGAGCTGTGTGTGCGAGGAAGCCATGCAGGTGCTGATTGAGGAACTGAAAAAGGGAACACGCCTTTACGAGATACTTACGGATGATTCGGATGACATCAAGCGGAAAGCGATTGAGGAATTATAAATAACGACTAAAAAGCAAGCGATATGAAAGGATATATTTTAAACGATTACGAACGGTCTATCAGTATAAAGAATCTGAAAAGTATCATAGGTACTCCTATGTACAAGAAACTTGCAGCAGGGACTCTTAGATTTGGGGCTTCAAACAATGGGAAGGGCGAACGTCTTGTCTTAGTGGATAGCATTCCTTTGAAATATATGAGCCAAGAAGCGAGAGCGGCTATCCTCTTCTGTTCAGAGAGAATGGTTCAGCCCGTAATATGCGCGAAGAACAAGAAAGGTCCCCGGGCTTATCGTAAAGAGAGGACAGTGCCTGTGCTATCTGAACCAGCGGAGGTAATTGCCGGAATTCGTCAACTACTATACCAGCTTGAATGCCAAGTGCCTGAAAATAGATTCCCCGCATCTCACATTCCTCATCAGGGTGATACCAGTGAGTATTCCGCTTGCACTCGAAGCCGAGCGGAAGCAGGACATCGATTATTTTCTGCGCAATGTCATTGCAAATGCTGTCGGTTATCTTGCCCTCTGTGCGATGAGGGTCTATTATAATGGAAATTTCAAGTAAGAACATGGTGTTACCGTTAATAAACAGCGGTAAAGATAATAATAATTAAAGGAACTGATGTATGAGAAAGCAGATTTTGACAGATAACGAGACAAAGACCTTCCTGATGAAGACCTTTAAGTGCAGCCGTCAGGCTGTGTGGCAGGCACTGAATTTTGTCCGTGACAGCGACCAGGCCCGCCGGATCCGCACCCTCGCCCTGAAACGAGGCGGCAAGCTGACTGACGGCGAATTCATCCCCAACTGTGAAACGACCTTTGAAGAGTGTGAGCATACCATGACCTGCACCTTCGGTTCCCGTGTAAAACTGGTAGTCCACCGGAAGACCAACGATGTGGACGTGTACGTGGACGGGAAACGGACCGAGACCTACCAATGCGAGTTTGTATCAGACTTCATGCAGCTGCAGCACGAGACCCAACAGATGGCAGCCGCCTTATAAACAGCAATGAAATGGAGTATTATGGAAAGATATTGTGCATATCCTACAATGACCTGACCTACGATGACCGACCGGTGCTGGTGAACGGAAAGGCAGACTACAGCAGAAGCCGCACGCTGAAAGGGGTTCATCCTTCCACTCTTTCCGAAGAAGAACTTGCTCCCATCCTGTCGGTACCAAATTATAAGAAATTAGCGGCCAGGAAAGAAATCAATGTAGTTAGAAAAGGAAGGGGACTTGGAGGTTACGTCCTGGTAGAAGTTGCCACCATGCCCCTGCGCTTTCAGGAGAAAATCAAGTTAAAATACGGAGACATGAAAGAAGATGTTATAAAGAACTGGCTCGGCAGCCATTACCACATCGATGCGAAAGCCCGGGAATTCTACACCCGGTTCCGTTTTGACAACGGAGATGCACTGCCACCGGAACACATCCAAGAATATACGGTAAACGCTTCGGTAATTGAGGCAGTGATGCGTGCCATGGAGGATGCCACGTTTATGCGGAAGGCGATGAAGGCAGGACCGGTGAACTGGGGCGAACTGGCAGGAGCTATCAGTTACTATCAAGCAGAGTTCGGCCATACCTTACCAGTGAGTTCCAACCGCTTCAAGAAGCGTGTGAATGACTTCAAGGCCAACGGCTACGAAAGCCTTATCAGCCGCAAGTTCATGAACCAGAACCGCCGGAAAGTGACCTACGACATTGAACGACTGCTGCTGAGCATCGATGCCCAACCGGAGCAGCCCTTCAATACTACGGTGTGGGAGCAGTACAATCTATTCGTGCAAGGTGAACTGGAGTTGTACGACCCCGAAACCGGCGAGATGTTGAACCCGGCAGACTTCACCGACAAGGACGGAAATCCGCTGGTATTGAGTCCGGCCACGGTAGCCAACTACCTGAACAACCCCAAGAACAAGGCCCTCAGAGCCAAACTTCACATGAGCCAATGGGATTTTAACAATGCCTACCGTCCCTACCATCTGCGCAGCATCGGTGAGTTCTCATTGAGCAAGGTGAGTCTTGATGACCGCGACCTGCCTCGCCCGATGAAGGACGGCAACCGTGTGAAAGCCTATTATGCCTACGATGTGGTGAGCGGTGCTGTAGTGGGATATGCCTACAACCGGTACAAGACAGGCGAACTGTTTTTGGATTGCATGCGCAACATGTTCCAGACTCTGGACCGGAACGGCATGTATATCCCCGCCGAGCTGGAAGTGGAACACCACCTGGTAAGCGACTTTGCCGACGGATTGATGCAAGCCGGTACCGTCTTCCCCTTGATCCGTTGGTGTAACCCCGGGAACTCGCGTGAAAAACGTGCCGAGCACAAGAACCGCGAAAAGAAGTATGGTGTGGAGAAACGCACTCAGGTAGGTATCGGCCGCTGGTGGGCCAAGCTGGAAGCCAACCGTCCGAAGGAAGAGAAGGTGTATGACGAAAAGAACAACACCTACAAGGTGAAGACCTACAGCTATGAAGAACTGGTAGCCGATGATATACGCGCCATCCAGACCTTCAACGCGCAGCCTCACCCCAACCAAAAGCGCTATCCGGGCATGAGCCGATGGGATGTGCTTTGCGCCCATCAGAACCCGAACCTTGCACCTTGGGACAAGGCCGTTCTTTACCGGTTTATCGGACAGCACACCGAAACAACCATCCGGCAGAACACCTACTGCACGGTGATGTACAACCAATACGGACTGCCCAGCCCGGAAATCATCGAAAAGCTGGAGCCGAGGAACTACAAGGTAGATGCCTATTATCTGCCCGATGCCGACGGAACCATCAACGAGGTATATATCTACCAGAACGGACGATATATCGCCACCTGCAAGCCCGTAGCCCGTTACAATGAGAATACAGCCGAGCAGACCGAATACGACAAGGCTGCCTATACCGAACAGTCCAAGTATGTAGCCCAGTTCGACAAGATGATGAAGGACGGCAAGATCAAGCGTGTGGGTATCCTTGCCAAAGAGGAAACAAAGCTGATAACAGAGGTACAGGCGGAAGCCGTTCCCCTTCCTACCCAAGCCGAGGAAGAAGATTACTCAGCCTATATGGACATCAGTGCCTTCGAGCATGATGCAGTAGCCAAGATATAATTAACGACGTTAGAACGAATTTAAAACAGCATTCAAATGGAAATAACAAATGAAGTAAAGCAGCGTATTGTGGCAGCGATAGCCGCCGACCGTGAAAATTATCCCAGTGACAACCGCCATGCCACGGCACTGGGCATAGCCCCCAGCGTGTACAATACCATTAAGCGTGGCAATTATGAAAAGCAGGTCAGCGATGCCAACTGGGTAGGCATAGCCCGAAGACTGGGCGTGCAACTGCGTACGGAAATGCCCTGGCTGGCAGCCCAGACCCCGACCTATGTGTTTGTGAGCAAGCAGCTGGAAGTGTGCCAGGGAAGCGGGCTGAGCGCCATCTTGTGCGATATGCCCAATATCGGCAAGACCTTTACAGCGAAAGCTTACGTGAAGCAGCACAAGCACGCCGTATATGTGGACTGCAGCCAGGTGAAGACCAAGTTGAAGCTGATACGCTACATTGCCAAGGAATTCGGCGTGACCAGCAACGGACGCTACAGCGACGTGTATGAGGATCTGGTGGCTTACCTGCGCACGATTGATACGCCCCTGGTTATCCTGGACGAAGCCGGCGACCTGCAGTATGAAGCCTTCCTGGAGCTGAAGGCGCTTTGGAACGCTACGGAACGCTGCTGTGCTTGGTATATGATGGGTGCAGACGGGCTGAAGGAAAAGATCAACCGCGCCATCGAAGGCAAGAAGGTGGGCTATACCGAAATGTTGAGCCGCTACGGTGATTCCTACAGCAAGGTGACCCCGGATGATGCGCAGGAACGCGAAAAGTTTCTGAAGGCACAGGCTGCCATTGTAGCCAAAATCAATGCCCCGGACGGTGCCGACATTGCCAAGATCGTTCACAGCACCGGAGGCGGTTTGCGGCGCGTATATACCGAAATCGAAAAATTAAGGAGGATGCAAGCATGAAACTGAAAAGAGCCTACAGCCCCGGTGAGGTGCTGAATATGAAAATACCCCGGTATGAATTTACCGGGGATTGGCAAGCCTCGATAGGTAACCCTGCCAAAAGCGGCGTGTGGATTATCTGGGGTGCCAGCGGGAACGGAAAGAGCAGCTTTGTGATGCAGCTGGCCAAGTACCTGTGCGGTTTCGGACGCGTGATCTATGACAGCCTTGAGGAAAGCACCGGCCTTTCGTTCCAGATGAGTCTGAAACGACATAAGATGGACGAAGTGCGCAAGCGTTTGGTTATTCTTGACCGCGAGTCGATGGACCAGCTGGAGGAACGCCTGCAGCGCCGTGGCAGTCCCAGCATCGTAATTATCGACAGTTTCCAGTATAGCGGTTTGAACTACAAGACCTACAAGGAGTTTAAGGAGCGCCACCCCAAGAAACTGTTTATCTTCATCAGCCATGCAGAAGGATCTCATCCGGCAGGCAGAAGCGCCCGCAAGGTGGAATATGATGCCGATGTGAAAATCATGGTGAGCTGCTTCAAGGCCTGGTGTAAGAGCCGCTTTATGGAAAAGCCCGGTGAACCCTATGTGATTTGGGAAGAAGGTGCTGCCAAAACCTTGAAAGATGATAAAATGGAGGAATACTTGAATGATGGAATGGGAGAATAAGTTGTACCAGATATTGCTGCCTGGTCGTGAAGCCTTGGGCGTGATGGAAGACTGGCTGGAATGTAACATAGAAACAGACATTCGTCTGCGCAGAGCCAAGACGAAAGGGCATTTAGTGATAGAAACGACGGATACCATGTTTGCCAACCGTATTCGAATGTGGCATCCCGGATGTAAAATACATATTAAAGATTTAAAATGATGGAAGAGCAAAAGAAAACCTGCTGCATCTGCGGCAAAGAGTTGGAGGGTTACGGATACAACCCGTTTCCCGTGAAAGAGGAAGGCATCTGCTGCCGTTCGTGTAATTACAGCGTAGTCATTCCGGAGCGATGGAAACGCCACAAGGCTTATCAACGCGGTGAGGAAATCGAAAACAAGCGAGTGTATATCAGTGGAGCCATTGCCCACTATGATATGGCAGAGCGCAAGGAAGCCTTCGGACGTGCCGAAGAATTGTTGAGAACTGAGGGCTATGATCCGGTAAACCCATTCAATAACGGCCTGCCGGAAGAAGCCCACTGGAAAGCCCACATGCGGGCCGATATTGCCCTGCTGCTGGCTTGTGACTATATCTACATGCTGAAGGACTGGGAACTGAGCAAGGGAGCCAAGCTGGAACTTGACGTGGCCAGTTCGTGTGGCATTCAAGTATTATTCGAAACCCATTAATCCCTTATATCATGGCACAGGAAGTAACTAATTTCGCCCGGTTTTATGCTTCGTTCAATAAGCTGCCCTGTACAGGAGACCGGGAAGGGCTAAAGAAGCAAATCGTTCTGCAGTACACGTGGGACCGTACGGAAAGCCTCCGTGAAATGACATCCAAGGAATATGAAGCCTGCTGCTGTGCCTTGGAGAAACTAACCGGGCAGGATGAATGGCGACAGAAACTTCGCGAGGAACTGCGGCGGAAACGCAGCGTATGTCTGAAGCTCATGCAACAGTTGGGGATTGACACCACCGATTGGAACCGGGTGAACGAATTCTGCAACAACCCACGGATAGCCGGCAAGCCCTTTGTTCAGATTAGTACAGCGGAGCTGGAACAACTGGCCATCAAACTGCGGGCTATCCAACGAAAAGGAGGTTTAACCGATAAATAGAACAATATGGATAAAAAAGCACATGAAGCGCTTGAGCGCATCAGAAAAGACGTGACTCTTACGACATCCGATCTGGAGAACCAGGATGCAGCAGAGTTTTTCAACGAGCTGGCCGACTGGGCGTATGCCAACGGTGAAGCCATGCTGATAGACGATGAACCAGAAAAGCAGGATGGTGAGGAAGAATAAAAAACAAGTGATAAACATTCAAAATGATTTAAACATGGAAAAGAACAACCAAAGTGTGGACATCAAGTCCCTGAGTAAAGAACAGCGAGCAGCCCTCATGGCCCAGCTGCAGCAAGAAGAGAAAGAAGACCGCATTGCCCGTCGTGAAACTTACGAGGCATTACGCGGTGAGTTTATGCACGAAGTAAAGACCAACGTCCTTGAAATGGTGAATGCCGTGACCGGGTTCCGCGGATGGCTGGAAAAAGAAGCCGATGCCTTTACTAAGGTGATGAAGGAATACGGCCAGGTGAAAAGCGACGAACAGCGTAGCTACACCATTACGGACGGTGACTTCCGCCTGGAGGTGAAAAGCAACAAGGTGAAAGGCTTCGATGAACGAGCCGACATGGCAGCCGACCGTCTGATTGACTACCTGAAGCGCTACATGCAGAACAGCGAGAAAGGTTCTGATGATCCGATGTATCAGATGGCCATGACCCTGCTGGAGCGCAACAAGATGGGCGACCTGGACTACAAGAGCATTTCGAAGCTGTATGAACTGGAAGACAAGTTCGATGAAGAGTATGCAGACATCATGCGCCTGTTCAAGGAAGCTAACGTGGTGCAGCGCAATGCCACCAACTACTACTTCAGTCGCCGTAACCCTGAAAATGGTGTATGGACCCGCATTGAACCCAGCTTCTGCCGTTTGTAGCCGGAATCCGTTAACCCTGTAAACAGAAAGCGCCGCAGTTGTTATAATTGCGGCGCTTTTGTTCTTAAATTCGATGAAAATCAGCTATTTTTGTAAGAGAAATAAAGCGTATGGGTAAAGGACGGGATAAAGAATTGATTAAGCTGCGTGACGAGGCACTGTGCCGCCGTTACTACTATTGGACAGAAATACAGCGGTTGCGGTTCGACGATGCTTTAAAAGTGTTGTCGGAGCGCGAATTCTTTATATCCGAGGAGCGTATCATGACCATCATCCGCCGGAAATCACGTGAGGGAACAGACTACAACCTGAAGCCTGTTCCCAAGGTGAAAGCCCCCCGCCTGACCGCTGCCCAACTGGAGCTATTCCCCGTAAGATGACGGCATGGCCGATTCATCGTGCAGTGTGAATGAGAATGTCATTTCATAGACCTTGATGTAATGCGGCATGGCATACGAACGGCTTTTCTCGCGTACCAGCGGCGAAGCGTTGTCCGTGCATTGCAGACACTGCAGCGACTTGTATAATTTCCCGGCCAGCTGCTGCCTTTCCCTTACCTTGTCATACGTGCCGGATGCGTAGCTTGTATCGTCGTAACAATCAATAGCCAGCCGGACGGTCAGCATGGATTCGCTTTTCTGTACCCCATATCCGAGGTCGTTCCAGTCAGAACTTGTATTTCCAATCAATACACAAGGGAAGGTGACCGGGTACTGGTCTTCTTCTGCCCCCATTTCCAATTGTCCGTAGTCCTCATCGATGAGCGAGAGTTCCGGCATTTCCTGTGCAATCTGTTCCATGATTGCGATAAAAACTTCTTCCATATCCTTAGCTGTTTAAAATGTTGGTAATTTCCTGATCCACCTTCTCCCGTATGCGGCTGTTCAATTCTTCGCTTTCGCCCATGAACTGGCGCTGCGGGATGCGGATGTGCAGTTTCTTTTTCTTGGTAAGTGCCATGTTCCTCCAGAACTGTGCCTGTGGATTCAGTTCCTTCGGTTTGGTACGTCGTTTAACGCGTTTCTTTTGCCCTGTGCCGGCTTTTTTTCTTTTGCCCGAAGCCTTGTAGAACTTGGCCCATGCAAAGCGCCTCATGCGGTCTGTGACGGTGACATCGATTTCGCCGCCCCAGTTGTGGACGGGTGCATAGACCACCTCGTTGAACACCCTTACCCGGTAGTCGGCAGGTGTATATCCGACCGATTTGAAAAGATGCTTCCTGCCGGAGAGCAGCGTGCCGTAATTGCTGGCGGCATCGGTACCCCCCGAAGACAGCCGTTTGGATTTTGGCCAAGGGTGAAGACCGCCATTGACAAATCCACCCTGGCGGAAGTTATCCTGGAAATGGTCTTTGGCCATACGTCCTACCATGACCGGCATTTTGCGCCGCATCATGCTGTCCAGTCTGTCACGTTTCCGCTTTATCAGTTCTGCAAAATCTTTTATGTCCATAATCATTAGTAATTCAAGAATAATTTATAACTTTGCAACCAAGGCTTTCAATATGCCTTTTATGCGTTATGAATATACCGGAACAAGTAAAGAATGAGGCCCGTGCGCTTATTGAGCAATACGGTGACACCTTCGAATACCTTGGTATTTATGAAGGCCAGGAAGCCTATGTATTCAAGTTCCCAGAAGACTCCTGTACCGGTTATCCTTTTGTTTACCTGTATGACGGTAAAGAAGCAACCGAAATAACCGGTCCGTTATCTATTGACATTATCGATTCATGTGTCGAAAATATCGAGGAAGGAGACATCGAATAATTTATTGTCAATTCTCAGGATTCCCCTGCAGCTGTGGGAAGTCGCAGCTCCTATTTCACATAAATATTTCACGTCTTTCCATTCCATTCCAGAACCGGCAGAATTGTCGCTTTGGGGTTCTATGTACCTTAGTTCGCCGTCTGCGAACCGCTGCAGGATTGTAGCATGTCCGCCCCCGCTTTTCCAACCGATACTCAATTCATACACGCCTTCTTCCTTGCATACTTCATTGAAATACTCCATGTATCTTTTAGGCGTCATTTTCAGGTATCCTTTGTGTGCAACCCAGTTGTTTATACTTATATGTTGCACCGGAGTACCGTCGATGTTTTTCCAAACTTCAAAAGCACGCCCATTACTCAGGTATTCAAGTTTTGACCCTGCAACATTGCCTTTGGCCGTAATATCCCATCCCCTCAACCGTAAAGCGTATGCCGGTGCGCAAGTCTGGCAGTTGATGCTGTATGGGGTATCGCGTTTTTTATCGTAATCGTTGTTCTTCCGGTATCGGTTCCCCCTTTTATCACGATATATCCCGTTAGGATCTGGAATATACTCGTCCACGTGTTTGGGATTCGCATTCTGTTTATCCGCCTTATCCACATCCATAGGTTTCCCTTTTTTGATTTTAAGAGCCTTTTCTATTTCGAGATTATTCCGAGCAATGGCCATTTTTTCCTCTCCAGTAAGACAATCCGGCATTTCCTGAACCATTTCATCAATACGCGCCATAAGTTTATCCACCGCTTTTTTGGCACCCTTGTGAGCTTCCGCCTGATATGGATGATTGTCTGAAAACAGTTTGCCGTCTTTCCCCGGGTTGTTATCCAGCCCGGGCTGGGGCTTGTTCTTATCATCTTCGTCCGGAAGCGGTGTAGGTTCTTCATCAGTGGCCGTGAGGTCACACTTGCAGTTCCAACGGTCGCCTGGTCGGTGGTTGTTCCAGAAAGGATCATCAATCGACCGGACGGTATTCCAGAACGGGCGATGGTCAGCCCCCGGATGAATGGAGGTGGACGGTAGCCATTTGAGGTTGGGCAAAATATCACGTTCACGCAGGAACTGCTGCCAATCAGCCGCCTGATGCGCCCGGATGACCGCCGTGTCATACTCCGTCCGCAGCCAGTGGCGGACTTGATGAGAAGCAATGGGCAAGACTTCCTGTACCCATTTGTCGAACGGTTTTAAAATGCCGTTTGAATCCAATAAAAGTCGTGCCATGTCATTCTGCATACGATGTACCTTGAATGCCGAGAATACGGCATTGTTCTGGAGTATGGCGTTTTTGAAATCCTCGTCCGGAACAATGGCCTTGGATTTGTTGAACCCTTCCTTTGCCGCCTTGTTCATTTTTGCCCATATTTCATTGAACAGGTTGATTTCGATTTCGGTTACCGGATGAAAATCCCTGCTGTATATGTTCAACAAGGCACGCCGCAGCACTTCCTCAGAAAAATCAAACTCCATAGAGATGCTGCCATTATCAGCCGCATACAGTCTGTCGACTACCAGTCTAAAGCTGCCCCGTCTGCCGGGGCTTTCACGAAAAAACCTTTGAGCCAGTTCCGGAAGTTTCTTTTCTGTTTCGGTGTCGGTTCATCATCCCGTCCCTTATTCGCTGGTTCCGGTTCCTTCTTCGGGGTTTGAATCTGGGCAACCTGTGCAGCCTCCCTTTGTTCAGCCTTCAGCTGCTCGTAGTTGGCCGGTTTGTCGATACCGAATTCCTCATAGAGATAGTCGTCGTCGATGGGGATGTTGAAGTTCTTCTTCAGTTGCGTAAGGATGGATATTTTGGTGCCTGCATCCGTTTCCTTCGGTTCCGGGAAGCAGAATGTACCCCCTTCAGTATTGATGCCCATACGCAGCAGAATGTCCGTCATGTCGTAATTTAACACATTGAGCACGTACTTCCGGTCGGCCTCCAGCACCTTGTCCTCCACCTTCTTATGAACCGTACCCAAAGCCTGTGTGCCTTTTTCGGACGATTCGGTGGTCAGCGTATTGCCCAGTATCAATTTGGATATTTCATTGTTGCACCGTTCGCAGAGGCGTTCATATACATCGGCCGACCCCGTTTTGTTGCCGGCTTCCGTGAGCTTTAGTTCCGTGTCCTTGGCGTGGAAGAACTGCGCCAGACTTCCGGCATTGGCCGCATCCTCCATGGCCCGCTGACGGGACTCGTCGTCGTCGGAATCATAGATATATTCCTGGATAGGCATGCCGAATACCTCGGAGAACTGTGCCCAGTCGCCCGTGGTGTTACGTTTGTAGATGACCCAAGGTGCAGCCTTGGCCAACAGTCCCAAATCGGACGGAGAGCCCACAAAAAGCAGGTCGGTATATTCATCCCAGGAATGGCCGGTGATGTCTGTCTGGTGCCGCAGGATGAGTTCCCTGACCGGATCCACATGCTTACGCGGTACCAGGTCGTAATCCACCCATTCCTGCAGCTTGTAGAACTGGCAGAGCGAAAAGCCCCAGAACTTGGCATCGAGGATGTCACCCACCAGCCGGTTGAACCAGGGCGACTGTATCTGTTCGTTGATTTTATCGTCGGGCTTCCCGTCCACCCGGAATTCCATGTTGGAGCACAGCACGGCATTCTTTCGCTTTTCAAGCACACAGGAAAGGTGGGTATCCATCAGAATGTCCTCGTAGAGGTCATAAAGTTTGTAACGTCGCGAGAAATCGACATTCTCGGCTGCCTTGACGGCTGCCATGTAGTCGGAAATGTCCAGTCCGAAGCGTTTGGGCTGTGTGAGCACAATCACATTCGGTTTCTTCTGCCCCGGCAAGGCGAAATTCCCCCCTACGGTGATGATGCCGGCTTTGTTGTTTTTTCTGTTTTTCTTTTTCATGATGCTTGCTTTTTACCAGTGGTTCGTTCGTTTGCGGTTGCTTTGAATGCGGAAATCCGACCTGCCCGCCCTTTGTTCCTCTGGCAGCAGCGGAGCCCCTTCGATTGATATATCCTCGTCGGCCACCGCCTTCATCCATTCCACCGCCCGTTCATAGCGGTCCTTGCGCACCTGGGAAAGTTTCTGCGGGTTGTGGATGCAGAAGATGTGATAGACCGCCATGTCGATGACCATCATCAGCACGAGCTGGTTCCGGTTCTCGCCGGTGGCTGCAAAAATCTTGTTGCAGTCGTAGCGTTTGCCCAAGTAGCATCGCATTTCGGTAATGGCCCTATCTTCACATACTTCAATGACCGTTTCGTCTTCGCGCACCAGTGCGTCGAGAATGTCGCGGTGGATACTTGCATCGTAATCGGTGAGTTCTACAAATTTGCTCATAGTCCTAATATTTTAGAGTTGTCATAATCTTTTCTTGTTCCGTTTTCCCACATCCTTCCTTGAGCGGAAAACGGGCGGTTCGATGCGCCTGATTAGTTCGTCAATGATACGGTTCGCCCCTTCGACCGCATCCGGTCCGTCGGCCGGATAGCGCATGGTCAGGGTGAACAACTTGAACTGATC